CTGGCTGATCATAAACGTAGAGTATTCTTAGCAAATGGTGATGGTAGTTTGTGGTCTGATTTATTATTGGCTCATTTCTACTGTATGGCAAGAAAACTCTTCGTTCTTTCGGATGGACGTGTTATTGCTCAATTAAAACCGGGCATTATGCCATCCGGCTGGTATTTGACTAGTTCTACTAACTCATTCGCCAGGTCACTCGACTCTTACTTTGTTCAAATGAAGTTGAGTAATCAGACACCGTGGGTTAAGTCTATGGGCGATGATTGCCTAGAACGTTACGTAGAGGGTGCTATCCAGGTTTACAAACAGCGGGGTAAAATCTGCAAAATGTATGATCGTGTTGAAAGTACTTTCGAGTTCTGTAGTCACATTTTTAATGGAGGCTATGGTTTCCCTTTTTCTGTGTTTAAAACTCTAGCTGGGCTGCTTATGCAGAGTAGCAAAACTTCTGATGAGAAGCTATTACACTTTCAGGAGTTTGAGTATTATACTAGACACATGATTGACCAGGCACATTGGCTGAAAACTGTTGATGTGAGTGGTTATTGGAATACGTCGAACTAATCCACTAAAGACCGTCGCATGTTGCGGTCATTAAATATATGACATGGCTCTAGTTGTGGGAGCCGTCCACAATATTGGGTTTTCCCCCGTAATTGTCCAAAATCTCTCTGAGTGCTAAACAAAATGCCTAGAGACTACACGGAGCACCCGGCAAGTGAATAACTGATCGGTTGGGGGATAATGTTTAGTCCCGACAGTCATGCGGTATCCAATACTATGACTAAAAATAATAAACAGAGCAAGAAGCCTGCTCAACCAAAAGCTTCAAAACCTAAAAACCAACCAAAACAGAACAATAGCCGTGCAACTCCTTATACCACAGCTGGTGGAAACATCGGCGAGGGTATAACAGGATTTTTCGGTATGCCAGGACTCGGTAAAGGGATCGGAAGATTCCTTGGAGCTGGCATTGGTTCTATAGTTGGGAGCGGAGACTATCAAATGATGGGACCCAAACCCGGCTATAACGTTTTGAGCGGCCAAATGCCTAAGTTCTCTTCGACACATGCGACTAATATCGTATGTCATCGTGAGTTCCTAGGGGATTTGTCCGGGCAAACAGGATTCTTTAATAACACGTATCCTTTGAACCCCGGTTTAGCCACCTTGTTTCCATGGTTATCTACTATTGCTGCTAATTATCAACAATATAGATTCCATGGCCTCATGTTTGAGTTTAGATCTGAGATTACAGATTTCGTAACCTCTGGAGCTCCCGGCATTATAGTAATGACAACTAACTATAATGCGGACCAGAACGCCTTCACATCACGTCAGGAGGCGGAAAATGCGGAATTTGCAGTTTCTGCTAAGCCCACTCTTAGTTTAGCTCATTTAATTGAGTGTTCACCCAATGAGACAGCTCAAAAATTGTATAATATTCGTGTTGCACCAGTACCTACTGGGCAAGACCTACGTTTGTATGATTATGGTTTGACACAAATTATTACCCAAAATAACCCATCACAGGTGATGGGTGAAGTTTGGGTAACTTATTGTGTTGAATTCTTTAAGCCTATCTTAGCTCTTGAAAATAGCTTGGACACTGCTTCAGGTATTCATGCGTATAGAACCTCTGCGGTAACTGCGGCACCCTTGGGTACCATACAGATAATCCGTACTGGAACTTTACCAGTCAGCATTAGTGGAACTGTTTTAACAGTCACTGGTGCCGTTCCTGGAGGAACCTATTCTATAGAGCTCGCTTGGGTGGCTGCCACCTCAGCGACTTGGGTTTCATATGCCTCTGTTGGAGTAGCTGCTTTGAATTTGTTCGCAAATGATACAGCTAACTTTAACATTTCAGGTAGTGGAACCGCGTCCTTGACAGTGACTTTAACTTTTTCTGCTACAGCGTCAACCTTCACAATAACACCATCGGTAACATTGTTAGGCTCGTCAACAGTTGATCTTATCGTCAGCACTCTTGATCCATTGATAACTAATTAATGAGGTTAGGCCAAAAGATAACTATAGTACCCGCCGAAGCGGGTTGAAACTGGTTTAGCACCCAGATCTTGGTTAGCGCTCCTGAAATGGTTGATCAGAG